GTTGACTGTGATTTTGGTAATGGTGGTGAATCTATGGAGGGCAGACTTTCTTCCACTATTATCAACTGGTCTGGCTGATAGTTTAAAGGTATAAATGTTGGATAAGGGCAGCTTGTACTTGTACCGCTTGGATCATCAAATATAAGATTAAAATTACCTGTATTTTTTGTATCTCTATGAGTGGAGGTGCAACCAAAAGTGGGTACTTGTGGAAATGATGGTTGTATTGTTATTTGTGGATCATTTATTACAGGAATAGATATATCAGGAATATATATTTCATGAATCTCCATCTTTTATATCTCCAATAGAAATAGACCAACCATCTTCTCCGAACTTACCTTTTTCAACGATTCTAGGTTTTGTCATTTTTATATCCATATCATCATAATATTTTTTTATCTCACTATCTAATTCAAGTTGTAGTTTTTTTATTCTTATCCAAGACACAAGTTTATCAATATAATATTTAATTAATTTTTTGAAAAAACCAAAGATCATTTAATGATCGGCATTGATGGACCTGTTACTTTTGGTAAACCCTGATCTAATACTTTGGGCATCATTCCAGATACATTTGCAAGGATTTCATTCATAACTTTTGCCTTGAACTGCTCTGAAGTTACATATTTATATCCAAAGTATGCCCCACCACTCATAGAAGCTACCATTACAAATGAGATAATACTAAGAACATTAGCTATTTTTTGAAACATGATTAATAAAATGGTAGCACCACTTACTCTGATGGTACTGTTTTTTCTTGTAGGGTTGATGCCTCTGTTTCTGTTGGCTGGTTATCTTCGGATTTTGACATCTCCAAAATCTGCTGATCTAACAACTTTATCGCACCAGTAATTTCATAAAGATTTGCAAATTGTTTTTCTTTTTCAAACAACAGTTGTTGTCTTGTTTCTTCTAATTTTTGTAAATCCATTTATTAAGCGTAGAGTGTTTTACCTTTTGTTATAGCAGCATCAATATCTGTAAACGATTCGGATGTCCAGATAGATGTGCTTCCATCGGTTTTTGTATAACCTTTAATAATTTCAAGATGTTTTACATTTCTTTCTATCATTGCTTTCCATTCTGCCTCAGTATCAGAAGAGCCTGTTCTTGATATATATGCTGAATAATTAACATCTGAATTAATTAAAGTGACACTATCACCAGCAGCAGTATAAATTTCTGCGATTTCATCTGCGGTTCTTTCTTCCATGATAAAAAGTTAGTTGTTTTCAGTTTACCCTATTTCGAGGGCTGTGACTTTTGCAGATAATTCCTGCACCGCTTTTACTAATATTGGTACAAATTTCCCATAAGATGCTTCTAATTTATCTGGATTGGATTTGTAAACCGCACCAATATAATCATTTTTATTACCTAATACTGCATCAATTTCTTGTGCAATAAAACCAAGTTCTGTCTTTCCATCATTTGCACTAGGTTCACGCATTGCCCATGTAAATTTTCTAGGTCTTAGTGCGTTTATTAAATCAAGTCCATCTTCTGAATCAACAATATCTGTTTTATCTCTTTCATCTGAAAGTGCACTGATTGATTGTACTTGGCAACGAATTGCAGTGATACTTGAATTACCAAGAGTTACTTCATTTGTTGCGTCAGCAGCTGAGGGATCTGCCTGATAACCAAGAGATGTGTTGTTTGATCCAGTTGTAATAACATCACCTGCTTGTGAACCCACGGATGTGTTTTGGGCCCCAGTTGTGTTAGATAATAAAGAATTATAGCCAAGACCAGTGTTATCGGAAGCAGTCGTGTTTGAGCCTAAAGAATTTGAACCTAAACCAGTATTTTGAGTTCCTGTTGTATTTGCATTTAATGATGATCCACCTACCGCAGTATTATCATGTGCTGTTGTATTAGATCCTAGAGCATTTAAACCTATTCCAACATTCTTATTTCCTGTAGTGTTAGCATCTAAGGCTGAAGAACCTACAGCAGTGTTGTTGGCTCCTGTTGTGTTTGCTTGTAATGCAGAAAAACCTATCCCAGTGTTATTACTCGCTGTAGTGTTATTTTCTAAACAGTCTTTACCTAATGCTGTGTTAGATGACCCAGTAGTATTACTTCCTAAAGCTTTTTTGCCTAAACAACTATTGTCATTCCCAGTAGTATTACTTCCTAAAGCATTTACGCCTAAACAACTATTGTCATTCCCAGTTGTATTAGCATTAAATGAAAGTGAACCTACACTTGTATTTCTAGTTCCAGTTAAGTTTAATCGTGAAGACTGATAACCAACAGCAGTGTTATTAGACGCTGTTGTGTTGTCCCCAAGAGCATTTTGACCCACAGCAGTGTTGTTGGCTCCTGTAGTATTATCATTCATTGCTGCTCTACCAACAGCAGTGTTGTTACTTGCAGTTGTTGTATTTCTAAGAGCTTGTTGCCCAACAGCAGTATTTTCTGAACCTGTCGTCAACTCAAATAATGATGAAGCTCCAAGAGCAGTGTTTTGATTTCCAGATGTTAAATCAGTTAAAGTCTCAGAACCCACAGCAGTGTTTTGGGATCCTGTGACAGCAGCATTTAAAGCACTTTCTCCAAGAACAGTATTACCTACAACAGAGTTTGCACCTTTACCTATATTTATAGAATTTATCGTTCCATCAATAGGAAATGCTGGCCCACCAGCTAAAGTAAATAAATCTAAAAAAGCGTTATTTGCTGTATTTCTAAGCTGCATCATACTTGTGGAAGTATTAGCAAAAAAACCACTTGCAAAGGTTGTACTAGCAGCCGAAGATCCAGAGTTATTTGTTGCTATTGCTTGTAAAACGGTATTAATATCAGCCCTGACGTTAGCACCCGTCGAGTTGTCTATTGTATAATCTGAAGCTTGTGCCATTTGTAATACAAATTTTATTTAATTATATACTATCAGAAATTAACTTCCACGCCCAAAACCAGTTGCTGCATATTTAAAATTCCTGTTTACATTGTTACCGTTAGAATCTTTCACATCAATATCAAAACCTGTTCCAGTTATATTTGATAAAACAAAGAAATCTCCCTGTGATTGATTTTCTATTGTTATACCGATTGATGGTAAAACAGAATTTGCTGCAACGCTAGTTCCTGATTGACCAGTAAAGAAACTATTTGTAAAAGTAACTGATTTTGTAGAAGTACCAGAGGCGATAAACCCACCTGCAGATGCTCCTGCATTACCAAGGCTTGTTTCTGTTCTACTTTCTATTTGTGCTGTATAACCTAACTGTTCAATTTCTATTGATTGTGCAATATCTTTTGTTTCTAAATCACATCTAAATTTGAAACCCCTTGCAATATATTTACCATTTACAAAAGGGTTAAACTTGCTAAATTCTGCGCTGAAATTGCAGTTACCACTGGTTGATAAAGATGTTGCAGAAGTTAATGTAAAACTATTTGCATCAGGTAGAGTTTGTATTTGATAATCTCCATCAACACCTGTTCCAGATGTAAAGTCAACAGTCACAAAACTACCGACAGAGTATCCATGAGAGGATTTAGTTATAGTAATAGTTGTTCCTGAAATGGCATAAGTTCCAGCGGTTGAGGTATCTGGGTCTGAATCAGTTGTTGCCACTAATAATTTAGCGTTTACATCAACAGCAACAGTTGTACCGTCAAAATCAGTCCATGTATCTACATTTTCACTTCTTTCATCAAATAATTGGTTATTATAAAATCCTTTTGTGACAAAATGTCTTTGCAAGACAACTGGTTGTTTTCCTCCTAAATCTAAAGTGTTCGCAAAACTATATGTACCACCTGAGACAACTGTGTTGGCTAACAAATCTAAATCTTCTATGGCATCAAAATCTGAAACACTATCAATAGTATTTTCAAGTCCAAGCACAAGGCCATTTAATGTGCTATCAAAAAAACAACCAACTTTTGCACCATTAAAAGGTGTGCTGTCTGTATCTTCTCTATCTGTTAAAACTGTTAATTTAGGAAATATATCAGGTTGTGTTGAAATATTTTTTATCGACGCAGCATTAGCACTTATTCTGCCACCGTCATCTCTAAAGGCTAAAAAATAAGTTCCATTAACAATATTGGGAACAATAGTTTCATTTACATTACCTGATAATTCTGGAATAACATCAACAGAATCTGTAAAAGATGCTCCAGTTGTTAAATTTGAACCACGGATTATTACGTTGCCCCCGTGTATAACATCAACAGATGTTGATTTATCAAAACGTAGTCTTATAAATTGATCAGATAAGGGTTCAATCTGTACATTCTGTACATCTTCTGGTAAAGCTGTTTTTCCTTCAGCATTAAAAGTTAATAATGAAGTACCAGCACTTAATTTGCCTAATGTATTAACAGATTTAACTGCAAATTGATAAGTGCCTAATCTTGATTCAAAAAGTTCAAAACTGGGTCTTGCTACCCTTAATCTTTCTGGATTATCATTTTCATATTGAAATTCCAATAAATATTCTTTAACACCTTGCACTGGTTCCCATGCAACAAATATTTTTGATACGGCTCTGTTGCTAAGAGCAACTATTTGTTCTGTAGCTGTTAGGTTACTTGGGGAAGGTTTTTCATTTAATAAAGTAGTTATTGTTCTTGGATTGGCAGCAACAGTTGTATCTTCTACCTGTGAGTATTTATTAGTATCATGAATTACGGCTGTAATTGTATATTCAGAATCATTTTTTTCTTCGATGGAAACAACCCGATAAATTTGAAACTCAACAGAAGTATTTTCTATAGCCCAGACACTGTTTGCCAATGGTGCGGAAGAAAAAGCAGATGAAACTGTTATTGTCGTTCCAGTTATTGAACTAATTGATCTACTTTCAACAGAACCATCTGATAAAACAACTGAAAGTGTTGCTGAATTTTCTGTTGTTAGATCAGTATTGTTTGCATCATCTACAACAATAGTAGTGGTATCAGTGACAGATTTTATACGGCCACCTCTTCTTACCCCTGCTCTTAAAGAATCTGCAATGGCAATAATTGTAGAGGGTCTTACAATTACACCAGCTTCAAGAGTAGTTGTAAAAGAAACTACCTCTGATTCTTTTAAATTTGAGTACAAAAACCATCGACCTAATCTATTTGCTTGGCCTCTGGAAGTACAGGCAAAAGCTCTTAAAGTTTTTCTAGTTCTGCCAAACTTTGATGTTGAATCTGATAACGCTGTTATATCATCAGTTGTTACAAGTTCATAATCTATCGTCTGAGTTTCATTATCAAAATAACCAACTTCAACTTCTGTATATTTTGTTCTCTGTCCTACACCCTGATATGTAAAACCTTCTTCTGTTACGTTTGAATTATTAAAAATATATTGTGCATCAGATGTATTTGTAGAAGTGTTAGTTGGCCTGTCCTGGGATATCTGTAAACTACCATTGCTATAAAATGGCATCGCGTTCATCACAGAACATAAATCATTAATTAAACTGTAGGCATCATTTTTTTGATTCAGAATTACATTGCAACTAAATCTTGGTTCTGTTGTTCCTGTAATAGGGTCTGTTATTAATTCACTGGCATATGCACTTGCAGAATAAAAACTAAAAACATCTAAAGTGTCTGCATCAATTACACCATCTGTGCCGCCAAACCCTTTATCTGTCGTCAAGATGTCATATAAAATCCAAGCTGGATCAGAACACCATTCCTTGTCTGTTTTAAAAGTACCATCAAAAACATAGCCATCAGGGTAGACAACTCTTCCATTATCACTATCAACTGTTGTATCACTTGGCACTTTAATTTTTGTACCTTTGATGCGATACATGCGCTTTGGATAGCTTTGAAATTCTTGAGCATTAAACCTAATCGCAACATAGGCAAAACCTTGATAAGCACTTGTATCTGTATTTATTTCTGTAAAAGATAAAAAGTTTGTTTTATTTTGTAGTGTTGATACTGTACTATCATCTGTATTCCTAATAACTGTTATATCAATGGGAAAACTCATTGTTTTTTCAAATTTAATCTCAAAATCTTTAACAAAAGGACTTGTTGCTTTTCCATTAATAGAATTTGCCTGTACTGGATCATGAACAGTTCCATCATTTTCTGTAATTCGTATTGATACTTTTACTTCAGTTCCAACTATGTCTCCATTATCTTCAAACTTTTGTAAACTTGGAATCTGCACTGATACTCTTACCTTATCTACATTTGTATCTGTAATTGATCTTGTAACAGAAGTTGTTTTTGTGACTTCAACATTAACAGGAACAGTATTTTCTATTGCATTTATTTCTTGTAATGCTGTTTGATCTGATGCACCATTTTTAAAAAAAACTTCTACATCAGAAAAATTTTCTTCACCGTTTGCATTTTGTAATGGTGTGCCATCAAGGAAAACATTTTTTCTAAAAGTATTTGTACCAGCACCACCAGGATCTAATATTGAATCTATCTCTCCATAACCGAGCAAATCTAATACTGTTGCAAATTGTTTACTACGCAGCCCACCTTCTATCAGGTCAGGATCAACTACCTTTCTATCAGTTCCAAATAATTGATCATCAACTAATCTAGGCATCAGGTTATGCTCTTAACTACTTGAGTAGTATCTGTTCCTGAACTTATTATAATTGAGCCACTGAAGACAGCCCCATAAATTATAGGTATTGGAACACCACTATTACTTACGTTCTGTATACCGCTAAAAGAATATGACCCTCTTATGGATGGGTCAATATCACTTACACTTGAAACATCACGAACTGGATTTTGTGGTGATAAAAGGTCTGTAATACCACCAATAACCAATGAGGTTCCAATAGTTGTTAATGCTGTACCAACTATAGAACTTGTCAAAACAGCACCTGCAACACTAGCAACAGCTGTTGCAGCAGCAGCAGCCCCACCAAATACTGCTCCAACAACAGCAGCTATAGGGCCAGAGCCTATTGCAATCGGTATAATTTGTATATCACCCTGACCTGTCATTGATAAATATTCTTCTGTGATAACCCTTCCTCCCATTTTTACCTTATATATTTGATCATTCATATGTTTTTGCACACCTTCAAAATTTGCGATTAAAAAACTCATCGCCTGCTGTGGTGACTTTACAGCAGCCATAAAATATGACTTTCCCAGAAATTTCCTTAACTTACCATAAACTTTTATTTTTTTAAGCTGCATATCTGTAAACTCCTCTGAGTGCCTGTTGGTATCTTAAGTCAAAAAGTTCTCTACAACTCAAAGCTTTTATATTATGATTCAATATCATGTTATCACCTATATAAACAGCAACATGATCTAAATTGCCTGTGACAGATTGAAAGAGTAAAACATCTCCAACTTCTATATTTTTATTACTTTTTTGTTTTTTAAATCCTGTAATCGGTAAACCTTTTTCAAATAAAGGGTTTTCAATAAAATCTTT